GAAAGAAACAAAAGTGGTATAATTATAACGGATTCAATAGAACGTGGCGAGTTTGTATATGGGAATGTGATATCAATAGGTCATGGTATCTATACACAAAACGGCCATTTGATACCAATGTCAGTATCACCGAACCAAACTGTAATGTACAGACAAGATATGGCAGGTGATAAAATCAAATTTGGTGATGATGAATATATACTATTCAGAGATTCAGATTTATTAATGGTGAGGATATAAGATATGGAACTATATAACTACAAAGCTCATATCATAAAAGTATATGATGGTGATACTGTAACAGCACTTATTGATCTTGGGTGTAATGTGAAGATAACAGAAAAGATTAGGTTGGCTGGTGTAGATACACCAGAACTACGTGGTGAAGAACGTGAAAGTGGACTCATTAGCCGTGATTGGTTACGCGAAAAGATATTGAATAAAGATGTGTTATTACACACTAATAAAGATAAAAAAGGTAAATATGGTAGGTATATCGGTACAATCTTTTTAGATGGTGATGATGTGAGTATCAATGAACAAATTATAAACGAAGGATTAGGTAAATTATATTAAGAATATGGACTTTTTCAAGGAACAAAAAGTAGATAACCAAGAAGCAAACACGCTTTGGTGTGAGCGGCACAGACCCCAGACGTTAGATGATTATATTGGAAATGATCATTTAAAAGAAAAAGTAGCCGATTATATTGAGTTTAATGATATACCTCACTTATTGCTGTTTGGACGGCCGGGAACGGGAAAAACCACATTGGCCAAAATTCTTAGTAATACACTTAATTGCGATAGTATTATAATTAATGCTTCAGATGAACGTGGTATTGATATCATACGAAATAAAATTAAAGGATTTGCTTCCACAATTGGATTCAAGAGTTTAAAGATCATAGTATTGGATGAGGCTGATTATTTAACACCAGAAGCACAGGCTAGTTTACGTAATGTAATGGAAGTATTTTCACGTCATTGTAGGTTCATTCTTACATGTAATTACGTGGAACGGATAATACCAGCTATTCAAAGTAGGTGTCAAACTTTTCAAGTGATACCACCAACTAAGAAAGATGTTGCGGTAAAAATAAGTCAAATATTAACGGCTGAAAATGTAACGTATGACTTACCTGATATAGTACCGATTATTGATTCAATGTATCCAGATATACGTAAGATTATCAATACTTGTCAACTTAACTCATCAAAGGGTAAATTAAAAGTAGACGTGGCTAGTATCATAGATTCAGATATTAAGGTAAAACTCGTACAGATTTTATCATCTGATATGGATTCACGAAATGCGTATGTGAATTCACGGCAATTAATCGCGGATTCAAGGATGAAAGATTTCTCGGAATTATATACATTCTTGTATGAGAAGGTGGATACGTATTCTAACAACAACACATCAGCGGTAATATTAATATTAGCAGAATCACAACATAAAGATGCGCTGAGCGTGGATAAAGAAATCCCGTTTATGGCCTGTTTGATATCAATACTTGGTGTAATTAAGTAACTTTTCTTTATTTTCTTATGAGAGAATTAAACATACATCAGATAAGTTCAGTATGTAAAGGTAAACAAAAATCAGCAGGTGGGTTCACTTGGAAATATAAAAATAAATAAAATAAAATAAAATGGGAAAAACAGTAGATATGGGTGGTAATCCACTCAAAGAACAACAACCACAACAACCGAAATTTAATATAACAGATTCAGTAGAAATGAAATGTGCTGAATGTGGGAACACTATATTCGTACCAGGTGTTAAATTTAGAAAAATATCCAAATTACTAACAGGACAACCAGCAGATATGATAATACCAATTGAGGTGCATTTGTGCGGAAACTGCGGAGAAATTAATAGTGAATTATATATAGAGGTATTAAAACAATTGGGTATCTAAAATATTCAGGGTGGAAATTTTATTTAAAAAAACATAATGGCAAAGAAAAAAACAGATACGGGTGTTGTTAAAACACCGACACTTTTTGATCATATTAAACAAATAACTAATGTTCAAAATCCAGACTATTGGAGTACGTTAGATGATGCCGGTAAACGTTCGTGGTCAAATTACATGATACATAGATTTTTATCAATGCAACCTGATTGGGTAGACCTTATAGCAGAGTTACAACCATATACACAGGCATTAGAACCAGAGGTACTATATAAGGTGTACATTGGATTGATACCAAAAGGTCGGTATTATTTAAAATATGTTAAGGGTAAAGGTGATTCAAGATATGAATCATGGTTAATAGATTTGATTAAAGTGGATTACCAATGTTCAATCAAAGAAGCCACCGATTACGTGGAAATATTATATGCAACACTTGAAGGACGTGAACACATAAAATATGTATGTGATAAATATGGAACTGACCCTAAAATGATTACGAAATTAAAGCTACGGATTAAGTGATTTCTAGTTTAGAAAAAATAATAAGTTATGGCAAGAGTAAGTTACTCACAATATTCTACGTGGCATGGTTGTCCACAACAATACAAATTACAATACATAGATAAGCTTGGTGAATCAGGTAGTAATGTGCATTTTGTCTTCGGAGTTGCACTTCACGAAACGGTTCAACATTTTCTGAGCGTAATGTACGGTGTATCTAAGAAACAGGCACTAGAAATTGATATGACTAAATTACTACAGAATAATCTAATAAAGGAATTTACAGAGGTTCGTAAGAAACAAAAAGGTGTTGATCCATGTACACAAGAAGAACTTGAAGAGGCGTTTGGTGATGGTAGATTGGCATTAAAACAATTTACTAGTAAGTTAACCAAGTACTATTCTAAATCAGGATTTAAGTTATTGGGTATGGAATTACCACTTAATGCCAAGGTACGAGATAATGTACATTTTATTGGTTTTATAGATGTGATATTACAAGATATTTCATCAGATGAAATTATCATAATTGATATCAAAACATCAACCAAAGGTTGGAACAAGTGGCAAAAGAACGATAAGACAAAAACATCACAGTTATTATTGTACAAAAAGTTTTATTCAGAAAAATACAACGTTTCAATGGATAAAATTAGGGTGGAGTATCACATTTTCAAACGAAAGATAGATGAGGCCGCACAATATCCAGCACCAAGAATAAGTAAATTTGTACCTGCTAACGGTAAACCATCAATAAATATGGCATGGAAAGGATTCATGAATTTCGTAGATACAGTATTCGATGAGGATGGTGAAAGACGTACTAATATAGAATATCGAACCAATGTTACGAAACTTTGTGACTGGTGTGAGTTCAAAAGTAGAAAGATTTGTAAGGATTTCATTTAATTAGAATCACTATAAATTACCATTTATCATAGTGTTTTTATCATAGTGTTATATTTATATACGATGGGAAGAAAGAAAAAGTATACTGATGAAGAATTAAAAGAAGCTCAACGAGAGTGGAATCGACTTTATTATGAAAAGAATAAAGAAAAAATAAACGCCCATCGTATGGAGAAATACTATGAGCAAAAAAACAAAGAAACGTAATCACTATGTGTATCGCATTGATGACCCTGTAACTGGTGAATTTTATCTAGGTAGTAGAACATGTAAATGTAATATAACTGACGATGGTTATATGGGTAGTTATAAATCGTGGAAACCAGAGGATAAATCAAGATTAATAAAAACCATATTAAAATCAAATTTTAGAAAACGTGAAACAGCTATTGTGTACGAAGCTAAACTTATAAAAGAAAATATTAAGAATGAATTAAACAGAAATAATCACATTCCGACCGTAGGTTTTTGTGGAGTTGGGAAGAAACACCCTTTATATGGTAAACATCATTCGGATGAAACAAAACGTAAAATGTCTTTAAAACATAAAAATAAAACGTTAAGTGAATCACATAAGAAACAAATAGGGATATCAGGTACAGGTAGGTACATTGGCCCAATGAGTGAAGAAAATAAACGGAAAATAGGGGATGCTAACAGAGGAATACCACAGAAAAAGTTAACCTGTCCACATTGTGGAAAAGTGGGTGGTACTTGTATGAATAGATGGCACTTTGATAATTGTAAAGATTTTAAGTAGAGAATATTATGAAAAAACTAAAAATAGGAGATCAATATATAGTACCAAGTGGAACTAGGTTATGGTTTATTGATTTACAACAATCATTAATTACAACAAAAAAATATGTAATAGAGGTTACACATACTGTAACAACTGATGATACTACATTTTTTGGTGATCTATATGAGGTTACATTTGAGGGAATGCAATTACCAGGATTACGAAAATTAAGTCACGGTGAAACTAGTGTTAATTTAGAAATGGTTGAACCAATGGGAGATATACTAACACCAAAAGACTTATCATTTAGATATAATCGAAATAATGATAGCATATAGAATTTGTGAACGTAATGACGGTAAATTACATACGTTATTTCATGCCTTAAACGGTACACGGGAATTACCAATGAATGAGTGGTTAACCGCTGATATCAAAGAGGTATGTGATGGTAGTAGAAAGACATCAAAAATGTACACATCGGGGTTTCACGTACTAAGAGATATAGATGATTGTAGAAAATTCGTAAAGAAATTTAGAAGAGAACGCGACCTCGTACTAGTTGAATGTGAGGTGACTGGTATCCGAGATAAAGCACATAGTACATCAAATGTACTAGTAACCGATAGGATGAAACTCACCAAAGTAGTAGAAAAACTACATTTTACCTAATATTTTACCAATAGAATGTGATTTAAGAAGACAATCAGAAATAATAGAGTTATTGGGGTGTGAATTTATAATCATACAAGAATAATTTCATTTTCATTTTTCTTTATATTTATATATAAGTAAATATATAATGAAATGACAAAAGACACGCCTACAAAATTAACCACAGTCAAAATAATCAAGAATATCTATTCTCGATTCAAGCAAGCCTCATTCGATAGCGATATAACACTACAGAAATTAGTAAATAGGTCTCTTACCAAATATGTTGAGGATTCAACATTTAGAGGTGAGATAAATAGTTATACCAATTTGGAAACTAGTGGCTCACAATTTTAGTTGAGGTATATTTATACGTATGAGTATAAAGCTAAAAAATATAATAGATACTATTATACGAGAGAAATCAGATTCAGCTCGTTATTATGAAAATAATCCTGAAGCCCGTAAGGTAAAAGCCAAAACAGACAAGAAGATTAATTCGAAACCTGAACAAGTAACGAAACGAGTAGAGGCCAACACTAAACGTAGAGAAGCTAAGGCATCGGGTAAGAACGTAACCGGAAAAGATTACGACCATAAGCAAAATAAATTCATAGAGACTGCTAAAAATAGAGGACAAGTTGAGAAATCTCGGATAAAGGGTAGTAATCGCAAAAAAAATTAAATAATATTCCCAAAATATTACGTTTTTATTTTTTTCTTATATTTATATGTATAAATAAACAAATGAATAAAAAAACAATAACCGCCAGTATTGATAAAGATGTAATACGTGTTGTGAAAATCACAATGGCAGAATTGGAATTGAATAATCTATCACTATTAATTGAAAGTTTATTAAAAGAGTGGACATCTTGTAGTGGGAGTGTAAAATGGTAATATGTGAAATATGTAATATAATATTGGTAGGTAAACAGGGGTTAACAATACATCTTAGACATAAACATTCTATAGAAAAAAATGGAATATAAAGTAGGTATGATAAGAGGGGGGTTGAAGGTATTACCACAGAATGAAAGGCGCACCATATTATTTTTAAGTGACGATCTAAGGATGTCGAGTGGAATAGCTACCATGACAAAAGAGGTGGTATCCGGATTGGTACATAGGTACAACTTTGTACAGTTGGGTTCAGCAGTTGACCACCCAGAACAAGGTAAAGAACTTGATTTGAATGATGATATGGTAAAACAAACGGGAGTTGAGGATGCGTTTCTTCGTATCATACCGTGGAAAGGTTATGGTGATGCGAATATATTACGACAGATAATGTCGAGATATCAACCAAGTGGAATAATCCACTTTACAGATCCTAGATATTGGAGATGGTTGTATGATATTGAAGCTGAAATCAGAGAACATTGTCCTATAATGTTTTATTGTATATGGGATGATTTACCTGATCCTGATTATAATCGAACATATTACGGTTCATGTGATGGTTTATTTGGTATAAGCAGACAAACATATGGGATAGTATCTCGTATTATGGAAAAGAATTATAGTGATGAATTGAATATAATAAATAAATAATATGAAATCAATAAACAATGATAAAACGGATATGGTGATTACATATTGTCCGCACGGAATTAATCCTGAAATATATAAACCCTTACCAGTACCAGTTGATTTTAAGACAAAGATATTTGGTGATAAAAAGTATAAATTTGTTATATTTTGGATGAATCGAAATATCAAACGTAAACAACCATCTGATGTAATGTGGGCATATTCCAAATTCGGTGATATGTTACCTGAAAAGGATAAGGATTCAATATGTTTATTAATGCATACAAATCCCGTAGATGAAAATGGTACAGATTTACCAGCTGTAAAGAATTGTATTTGTCCTGATTATGATGTATTCTTTTCAACGGATAGGTTGAATCAAGAAAATCTAAATTACCTATATAATTTGGCCGATATTACAATTAATATAGCGGGTAATGAGGGGTTCGGATTAACAACAGCCGAATCAATTATGACCGAAACACCAACCATACAAACAGTAACAGGTGGGTTACAAGATCAATGTGGGTTCAAACGAGATATCGCCGGTGAAAATGAAACTGAAAATTGGGTTGAGTTTACAGTTGATGATTATAAAGAAATAGGTTCATTACATAATTACCGTAAGTGGGAAGATAAGGTTAAACATGGTGACTGGGTTAAACCTGTATGGCCTCGTGTACAAACAATGGTAGGTTCAGTACCAACACCATATATAATTGATGATAAGGTTAACGTAGATGAAGTAGCTGATGCTATTAAGTATTGGTATGATAAGACACCAGCTGACCGTAAGAAACGTGGTAAGATAGGTAGAAAATGGATGTTGAATGAGGGTGGACTTGGTTCGGATAATATGTGTAAAACTATGGCAGATAGTATCGAACTTACTCTAAAAACATGGAAACCAAAAAAACGTTGGCAAATATATAAAATAGACTAGATATGGGTAAAACAAAACCAAGAAAAATTAAGGTAAGACCTGATTTGGCTACATATAAATCAATTAAACAAAAAGTAGCAGAATTTGAAACATTGAAACAACAACTTGAAAGTGTTGAAAAAATGATTGATCCTATTGATTTCAATGAGATTGATTTTGATAATGATATTGAAACTGAATTCCATTTGATAAACTTCAGTTTAATAAGTGATAACGCCAAATTGAAAATAATAGAGATTGTACGTGATGATTACAAGCAACAAACTGATGAACGATTAAAAACAGCTGAAAAGTTAACAGTAGATCAATTATCATATCGAAAAAAACTCGGTGATATCACATTAACAACGGAAAACGATAAATAAATGAGCAAACCAGTTTTAGTATTACAAGCACCGATTGCAACCCGTAGCGG